ATACTGTAACAATAGCCCCGAACACTACTGCTGCTTATTTTCTAATAATAAACTCAACTACTGATTCAGGGTCTAGTGGACCTTATAGCGTTATTCTTACTCAAGGTTCTGGTGCAAACGTAACAATTCCAAATGGGTTTGCTGATCTTGTTTATTGTGATGGAGCAGGAAGTGGCGCAGTTGTATACAGCTTTTTTGCAAGTAAATTAACATTGGGCGGTTTTTCAACAGCAGCCGCAACTATTACCGGAGGCTCTGTAACAGGTATTACTGATTTAGCGGTAGCTGACGGTGGAACTGGAGCATCTACTCTTACAGATGGCGGTGTTCTTTTAGGATCTGGTACAGGTGCCATTACTGCAATGTCTGTGTTAAGTGATGGTGAGATGATTGTTGGAGATGGAACAACTGATCCAGTTGCGGAAAGTGGTGCTACTCTTAGAACCTCTATTGGTGTAGCAATTGGAAGTGATGTACAAGCATACAACGCAGACACTGTCTTAAAAGATGTGGCAAACACTTTTACTGCTGGACAAAGAGGAGCAACACAAACTGCAAACGCAACTGGCTCAACTACTCTAGACTTTGATCTTTATCAGAACTTCGTCTTGACTTTTACTGGTAATGTAACTTTAGCAAACCCATCTACAGAAGCAGTTGGTCAAGCTGGAGTAATAATGATTATACAAGATGGTACTGGT